TCCATCCGCCAGGAGTTACTGCAATAACATCAGCATATTCTTGTAAATAGTCAAGTTCCCATTTAAAATTAAAATCCCATTCATCAACTCCAGCGTTATAAGGCGGGTCTGCAAAACAAAATTTAGCCTTAGGTAATTTATTTATGAAGTCTTTATCTGTATTGCTTCCGTAATATAGATATTGATTACCTACTTTGTACCATCCTTTTTCTATTTCTGTTTCAATATTTTTAAATTTCGTGTTTTCAATACTATTTATTATTTTTTCTTGCTCTATTTTCTTTTCCTGTTTTATAAATTCTTTTTCTTCTTTCTTTATTTCTTGATATGCTTGGTTAATAGTTACTTCATTGTTTAATACTTTTTCTTCAAGCTCAGGAGATGCTTTTTTAAAAACAATATCCGCCATCGCTGTTTTACCTGTACTCCATCCTAATTCATTAGCAATTATTTTTTGTGTATTGTGAGAGCTTTTATCAATTATTGATAAAACCTCTTGTTCTTCTTTTAAATGTCCTTGTCCATATAATTTTCCTGCTTCTTTTTTCTTGTCTATACCTATTTTTAACAACAATTCTTTTTTGTGTTGTTTTAATTTATACTTCCATCCATCCGTTAAATTTCTTCTACCATCTTGATTGTCAATCATCCAAATTTTTACATGATTTTCACTATCAAAATGTTTGCTTTTAGTTTGATAGTCTAAGTTCCATTTAATAGCTATTTCATACCTATTGTGTCCGTCTATTATAAATCCGTTCCAAGTTAAAATAGCTTCTCTAATTCCTTCATTTAAACAATTTTCTTCAAGCTGTTTAAATTCTTCCGCAGTCAAAGGCGGAATTAACTTTTTAAATTCTTCTTTTATTTCTAACATAACGTAAATTTTTCATACCACTCAACAAAACTATCAAAGTCTCTCACTATAATATACACACCTCCAGCTCTCTCAACAGCTGCTTGATATTGTTTCTGCACATCAGACTGTTTATCCTTACCATACTTAATCTCAATCTTGACTGATCTACCTTTTATTGTAGCAGATATGTCAGCAGTTCCTTTTGTTGACTGTCCAGGTGTCCACTTACCTGGCAGCTGCTTAGTATGAGCCATCAGACCAGATCCTACTTTTATTTTAGCACCTTCTCTGTACTGACCTGTTGAGGATATTCGTTCTGCCTGGTATCCATGTAAGTTGATCCAGTCAATAACACACTTTGTCAAGCTGTTAGCAGAGTTATCTTTGTATTCTGTTTTAGGTAAATATGACTCAGGCATTGATGGATGTTTCAATTTTAAGTCTTGCAGTTTTAGCTCTTGCAGCTTTGCTTTGTTTGTTTTATTCATATTAAAAAGGTATTTTATCTATAGGTCTCATGTCATCCCACACATCCGGAGGTTGCTCATCATGATTTTTTTCTTGATCTATTCTCTCAAATTCAATCCATCTCTGATTGTTTGTCTTACCTTCAAAGACTTTATATTTATAGTACTCAGCATAAATAGTTAACCAGGTAGTAAATTTCTTTTTACTTAGCCTATTGTAATCAGTGTACTCTTCTGTAAAAATTCTATGCAGCTCATCTTTAAACAATCTTGTGTATAATGTAAGGTGCTCATCTTTGGACCATTCAAAAAATTCGTAGGATGTTTGCTTGATAAACTTCCTTACATCAAGGTTAGTAAAGTCATGAGATACAAGTCCATTCTTTAAATAGTACTGACAGCAGTTAATCATAAAACTGTCAAACCTGCTCCACTCCATCACATCCCAATCATCAAAGAGCATGTGTCCAAACTCATCTAATGGACTCCAATGATTGCCAAAGTGATCAGACATCTCCACCTCAAACTTCCTACGTTCAAAACTACCACCAACTCCTCCTATTGTGTAATTAGTAGTAATCACTATTTTAGGTGATTTTTCAATAGGCAGCTTTACAGCATCTTGACCTTTATATTCTAATGTGATACCTTCTGTGATTAAACTAAATAGGTTCTCAAAATTAAAATGTTTTTTGACATCATCAAATATCAAGAGCTGTGTATCACTTGAAACAGTCTGATATGGAAAAGACTTTGTAAATTCAAATGTTTTACCATCAATAGAGCTGACCTTTTTTAGTTTTGCTAAGGCATTCCAGAACAAACCTTTGCCACTGCCTCCATTAGGATTCTCAGATATTGTCTGATCATTGAAGATAATAGCCTTATTGTTAGCAGATGTCTTATAGCTGTGCATCAAATAACCAATTACTGACTTGAATGAATTATATTTATTAACATCCTTACCACTAATGAGCCATAAGAATGTTCTAAATTCTGACTCATGGTGATCAGATGACTGATACTCTCTGTCAATTATTTGTTTTTTCCACACATAACCATTCAAGTCTATGTAATCATGTAGGATTTTCTGCTCCTTAGTTATCTCAATGCAACAGTTCCGATAATAAAGGTAACACTGCTCTTGTGTGTCCTGCAATATATCCACCTCAGCACTGTCAAGCATAGATAAAAAGTCAGATGTAAAGTACTTTGGACTACCTGCCATCAAGTCATAAGGCTGAAAGCCTAACTCTGACCTGGATATCAATGCTGAAAGTGTAAAGTCTTTTATTCTTTTCTCATTAGTCTCTTCAATGAGGTTCTGTTCTTTTTTAATAAATGTATAAGTGTTGCTATTTGAAGGGAAATACTTGTAAAAGTTGTTTTGTTCTAACCAATACTTAAATCTGTGGATGCTTAGTTGTATTTTATTTTGTTTTGTAAATGTCCAAAAGTCATCAATATTACCTGTCTCTTTTATTGATTCAACACATTTTTCAATCTCTTCTTTTGTGTACTGAGTTAAATCTTTTGCTATGTCATTGAATTTTTTACCTGCTCTTATTTGCCTTTCAATCTTTAATTTAACTGATGTATCTTCAAAAAATTTAGTTTTAAAATCTGATGTATTAAGGTATGCACTTCTAATCAGTTTTTTTATTTCATTTTCTTTGCCACCTTCATCATATCTCATTAACACATTCTCACACTCTGTCTTATTAATACCAAAGGTATTGAAGGAACGTGCTAATTTGTAGAGATTGTTATTTTTTTGACCTTCTTGCATACCGAATTTTTTTTCCCACCATACCAATAACCTTTCAATAATAGCATTATCTGACTTGATTGCTATAATAACATCACTGCTACCAATGTCATCCAGTTCAGGCTCCTCTATTACAGTCCAAATTTTTGACTCTGTGTTAATATAAATGTCAGGATCATAAGACTCAAAGCAAAATCTATCAATGTTACTTCCTGAGTTATCCCAATAATCAGAGTCAAAGTGTATTTTCAAGGCATCAAAATAGCCTTTGAACAGATTATCTGTAGGTATTTTAACAAGAACTTTAACACCTTTACCGGATGGTGATATCCATGCAGCAAATACAAACTCATCTTTTATAAGCTCTAATTTGTATTTTATAGCTGTGTCAAAATCAGACATATTATCAAAGTCCAAGATGATCAATCCTGACCTTTGTGTAAGTCCGGATACTTTTCTGTGCTCAAAAGTACCATTGAAACAAACACCAGGTAAATTACTTTTAATAGGTTTCTGATCATCCTTGTTTTCAAGTGATCTGATTTTTAATACTGCATCTTTTGACTTACCTGTTTTAATTCTGTCCAGGCAATACATTACACTCTTATTGTAAGGAGTAGAGGTGTCAGTTACTTTTTTAAATATTGATACTATCATCTGTTTTTATTTATACACTGTTACATAAAAGATGGGGAAAAGGAACAGTGTAACCTTTTTACAGGGATGCCTCCACAAACCCCACACAAAACTAATTATTTTATTTTAATATACAATAAGTACCTATTTTTTTTCAATGTGTACCTAAATGTGTACCTACTGAAACATCAGTATTTATTAGGTTTTTTGCTTTTTTGGTACACATTTACACATTTTTTCCAGCTTTTTACAAAATAAAAAAAATAAAAAACACAAAAAAAAATAATTATAAGGTATATAAGGTCAAAAAAGTGTACTTATGTACCTAAAAAAAGCCTCAACAATTTCTTGAGGAGGCTCTTTACTTAATTAAACAATATGCTCTGGTAAAGATATATCTTTATAGAGATTGTTTCTAATTCTCATCTTTATTTTTTTCAAATTTTGTAAACAATAACAATTCAAAATATCATAAATCAAATCATAATTCTCAGAATGATTATCAAAGATCACTCTTAGCTCCTCAACATATTCTAAATAGATATGATCTTTGACTGCCATCAGATCTTGATGAGTTTTTAAACCATGCAAAACAGTTGCATGATTTTTATTAAATAAAGATCCTATCTGACTAAATGTTAATCCTTCTTGTCTTAGCATATTATACAAGTAACACCTTTTATAAACATAAGGTCTGTATCTGTGCTTAGCTTTCAAATCATTTCTATCAATATAGTTAATTATCTCTATCATTTTTGTCGTAGTATTCATAATTTTTTTTCATTGTAATAGCCTATAATCATACATATTACTGCTACTGCTCCTAAGAGTATAATCATTTTTGCTTCTTCTGCCATAATTTTATTTTTTATTTACTTCTTCAACTTTGTATCCATTCTGTAAATACCATTCAAGAGTATCATGATCTTCTGATGGATACTCCGGATCATACAGCTGTCCAAATACATTCTGTTTACAATACCACCATGATCCTCCTTCCTCCTCTACTGAGTCCTCAATCCAGACTCTGTATTCTTTATCTTCAATGCTTTGTATTGATATTTCAAAATACTCTTTATAGTATTGCTCAAAGTCAAAATTTTTATTTAATAAAGTCATAAGGTGAAAAGCTCTCATCTGCTCCTTCTCCATGACTAAATACTTGTAAAAGTGATCAACAAACTCTTTGCCTTTTGCAGTATGTATATCAAAAAGTGATGGGTGTAATCTCTCTAACTCAGAGAATACATGTTGTAATGTTGTTTTCATATTTATTTATTAAGTTTAATACCATGTTCGTCTAAAATCTCATGAAACTTCTTTTTAATTTTTTCAGCCATTTTCCACTCCTCATCACTAAGCTCATCGTATTTAGTCATTTTTCTTAACTCCTGAGAAATATCCCAAAGAGCTGAATACATTGAACCTCCTTGAGTAGCAAATTCAAATTCATGTTGGTCATCTGGTAAATTAAATTTAAGTATTACTTTCATGTTATTCTGATTTAAAGGTTTCGTTGTAGTAACCTTCTCCACCCATAGCAAAGAAGGCGGTTTTATCATCTGTTAATTTTACACTTTTTATGGTGCTTTCAACCGACTCAATTATCTGCTCCTTTTCCATTTGCTTGGCTTGTTCAAACATACTTGTTGTTATGGTTAACTTCTCAATGTATTGCTCAACCAACCATTCTACTGCTGTTTGTTTCATCTTATTCTGATTTAAAGGTTTCGTTGTAGTATTGTTCTGCTTCAATGACTGAGTTTTTAGTGTCATAACATCTAGCCATTAAGTGAGCTCTAATTATCTGCTCCTTTTCCATTTGTATAGCTTGTTGAAATAAGCCTTCAAATTGTGCTTGTTGTTCGTATGTTAGTTTCAATAGAACAAACTCATATAAAAAATTAACTGCTGTCTGTTTCATGCTATTCTTTTTTGTTGGTCTATATCTTTAAATAGTTCTGTTTCTGTTCCTGCCTTGCCCATTGCTTTTAAGAAATCAATCTCAACTTTTGCAGATTGTATGATGACATT